GGGTTCAGCCATCACCTACGCTCGACGTTATTCCATCAGCGCAGCGTTATCACTCAATGCAGAGAACGACGACGATGGAGAGCGCGCAATGAAGCGTAACCAACCCGCACCGAGTAAAGAGGAACTCAAACCGGGTACAACCACTTGGCAGAAGGCGGTATTGGCACTCCGTGATAACACGGTAAACATCAATCAAATAGATCGTAAATTCAAACTCACCGGTGCAGACCGTGAGGCATTACTAATCCAAGCAAACCAAGCAAAATGAAAGAGTTCAAAATTAGAGCATCAGCCGCAGGTAAGTTAATGACCAACCCCCGTAAAAAGGGGGAGGCACTTTCAGAAACCACAAAATCCTATCTTCAGGAGTGGACCAAAGAGCAGATATACGGAGTGCGCCAGGTTATCACTTCCAAGTACCTTACCAAAGGGATCGAGGTGGAGCAGGATTCGATCAACTTTGCAGAGAAGGTGCTCGGTTGGGATTTAGCAGTTAAGAATGAGGATGGCTACGAGGATGACTTCTTTACCGGCACACCCGATGTTATCTTTCCACGCGATAAGGTGGTGGATATCAAGAGCAGCTGGGACTGCTTTACCTTCCCTTTATTTGAGGGTGAGATTCCGACTAAGGACTACTACTACCAGCTTCAGGTTTATATGCACTTGACTGGGTTAAAGAAGTCCGAGTTAGTTTACGTATTGATGGAAACACCCGAAGATCTAACACACGTTCACTACGACTATTCACAAGTTGAAGCTAAGCATCGCGTAAAGGTTTATGAGGTGGAGTACGATCAGTCCGTTATCGATGACCTTCAGCAACGAGTGAATAACGCTCGGGAATACATTAACCAATTAATTCAGACGATATGAAATCGGTTTACACTTATTCAGTAGAGAAGGTAGCACCCGTTGCACCAGAGGGCAAGGTAGAGTACAGTCGGCCAATGCAGTGGTACGAGTTCAGGAAAGTAAACCCCTTCGACGTGCTCAAGGTTTGTTGCGAGCACTTCGGAGTAACGGTCCAGGAGGCGCAATCGGCCAATCGTAAGCAACCCAAAGTTATGGCGAGGATGTACTACGGTTATCTGCTCAAAGAGGATGCAGGACTCACCTATTACACGATAGGAGGGTTTATCAATCGCGATCACTCCAGCGTTGTTCATTACGTTCGTACCATCAACAATCAAATGCCATTTGATGATCGGATTGAGAACACGTTAGATATCCTTCGGGAAAAATTATTCGACTTTTATCGGAGGTATTAATAATTTTGTTATATTAGCAATGAAGATTGGACACCTTCCGTACAGATTTAGTTTTAGTTTCTATGATCACCCCTGCGTTTTGTCCAATCGACGCGGGGGTTTTTATTTGTACATTATGAGATACACCACAATTTTTCACGAGGAGCAGAAGAAGCTCGACATCAGCACCAATGAATACATAGTAGCTTCAATGGTTTATAGGCTGAGTGCTTATAACGGTAGTAACATTCCAGGATGGTGCTACGCATCGAAGCAATGGTTTGCAGATGCATTAAACATTTCACGAATCGCGGTCCATAAGATTATTAATCGTTTGATTGAAAAGGGCCTTATTGAGAAAGACGAGAACACCAGCTATCTTCGGTCCACGACCTTGTGGTATGATACAGTTGAGAAGCTAAATAAGGATAGTAAACAAAGTTTACACACTGTAAAGAAAGTTTACACCGATAGTAAACAAAGTTTACACGATGATAGTAAACAAAGTTTACACTATAATAATAATATAGATAGTAATAAAGAAACTAATATATATAACACCTTAAACAACTTCATTCAGGAAAGGGAGAGAGTGGTCCGGGAACTCGCGCCTAAGTTCAAAGATAAGGACATCGGCAAGGCATTCGATACGTTAGTGGACTATTGCCAAGCGAAGAACAAGAAGTACAAGAACTACAAAAGCGCATTGAGTAATTGGCTCCGCAACGACGATCGGAATCAATTTAGTAAATTACCCACCAAAACTAACAACTACCAATCTATCAACTTATGAACGACAAGACCATCGAAGAAGGCGTACTGGGAAGGTTCATCATCTGGAATCAACTTTACTTCCAATACGCTTCAATGATTCGAGAAACCAGTTTTTACTTCGAGCCACATCGCAAGATATGGAGAGCAATGCAAAGATTATCCAACAAAGCTACAATCGACGTATTCGCACTCGATCACGAGCTAAAGACCGAAACACCACCAGAAGAGGGTTGGTCCGTAATGCTACTCACGCTTCAGGAAAAGGTAGCTAATGAGCGCATCGAGTATTACGTTACTCAACTATTGGAGATGGAAATGAAGCGCAATATCGAGATGTTAGCACTCAAGATAAAGACCATAAACCTTGCCGATCCAATAGATACCGTGCTCAAAAAAGTAGGCGAATACTACCAGGAAGCAGTCCAGATAGACGGCAACCGAATCGAGGACACAACGACACAAATAAAAACCTTCATTGATCAACTGCAAGAATCAGACACGAGCCGCATCAGGTCCAGTATTGAGATGATGACCAAGTTCACTGGAGGTTATCAACCCGGACAACTAATTATCTTCGCAGCACGGCCAGCAATGGGTAAGACGGCCGCAATGATTGGAGAGGTAATGCAGGCCTGCTACGATGGAAAGTCCGTTCACGTAGTTAGTGCAGAAATGACTGCATCGGAGTTAATAGGCCGAATGATTATTCAACTCACCAAGATAGATTCCGAGCAGATGAGAAGAAAAAGATTGAGCCAAGAAGAGTGGATTAAGATCAACAAAGCAGCTGCACTAATCGAGAAGTGGAACTTAACAATCGATGAATCGGTAACCCTTCCGCAGATTCAAAACCGAATCCAAGTGGAAGCAGGAAAGCGCAAGATAGACTTAATAGCAGTGGACTACATTCAAAGGATATCAGGCACAAAGGATATGCGAGAGCAGGAAATTAACGAGATCGCAACGGCAATGAAGAACCTTGCAAAGCAACACAAATGCACGGTAATCGCATTGAGCCAATTAAACAGAAAAGTAGAGGAGCGCGGTAATAAGCAGCCGATGTTATCAGACCTTCGCGAATCAGGCTCAATAGAGCAGGAGGCCGATATGGTTTGCTTCCTTCACCGACCAGAGTATTACGGACTAATGGAGTTCGACGATGGCTCAAACACCGAAGGGAAGGGTGAGTGGATAATAGCGAAGAACCGAGCAGGTAGCACGGGCAAGATGAAGGTAAGTTGGATTCCCGAGTTGATCAGGTATGCCGACGATGTGATTCAAGAACAAAAAAATTCAGCACCTTTTTAGTTTATATTAAAATAAAGTGTATATTTGTTTTTGAATCAACACTTACTACAATGAATTACAGTTATTTTCAAGAGGTTATCGAGTCCGAGTTGGAGCGCGTAACCAATCACATCGTAAACCACTACCAGCAGGATGAAACCTACATTCGGGCCAACATCGACGGTAAGTTAGTTCTGGAAACCCGAGCCAAGTGGAAATGGAGAAAGGACCACGATATGGGAATGGTTGAGGTAGAGATTAAAAGCTGCACCACCCGGATTAACATCGGTGATCAATACTTCGACATCGATACGACCAGCGAGTTACACTATTCAGTAATCAATGAAGAAATCGAGTTATGAGAGTTGCAGATATAGAAATTAGCTTAGACCAATGGAAGGCCGCGATTGATATCTTCGGCCACAAGGACTACATTCAGATATTCCTCAACAACTTGGAGGAGAACTTCAGCTACGCGTTTGACACGTATCAAGATGGCGATTCGGACAACGAACGTTTGGAGGTGGATGTAAAGTACCGAGATGAGGTAATGTACTTTTCAGAGGTATCTTACAAAGTTTTCCAAGACGATCGCAATAACCACCGAACAAAGGAGATTCACTTAGATAGCAGCTACCATTACGCTTACATCGAGAACGACAACACCGGGTTAGTGTACAAGGTGAATATCAGCGACGAGGTGCAGGATATCTTAGATATCGCATCAGACCGTTACATGAAGAACGGTTCACCCTACGACGATAGCTTTGAATATATTCACGGGGGATTGTGAGAAAGATAGAAATAAAATGCTCAATCGAGGGCGGTCAGGTTCGCAAGAATAGGCCGCTACTCGAGGCAGCATTAAGACAACACGAAGGCCGAGAGGTAAGCATCACCATCGAGAGATGGCGTAAGAAGCGATCTAACGAACAGAATGCTTATTGGTGGGGGGTAATAGTGCCAA